ATGGCGCATGAATCAGATAAATGGACGCTATGTAAACACCGTTATATTTACACGCACCACTTGCACCACAAAGTATCTAAAGATGTTATGAGCGTATGCGTTGAAACATTGAGAAGCCCTAGCGGAACTGACTCATGGCACGCAAAAAAAGGATTTCAACATTCTCCTAAAGCTATCGAAGGGTTTATACATCATAAAACACAAGGACAGAAAGCGCGGTTAGTACATTTATTTTAGTATATTTGTTCGAGTGTTTTTTCTTTATTAGTTTAGGTTAAGGGTGTCCGATTGGATGCCCTTTTTATATGCAACCACGTATAAAATCAAACAAAGCCCCCGAATTATACGCAATAACGTATAAAACCACTTATCAAGTATATTTACCGTTTGTCACAATATCAACTTAACCCCTATGCATATGCGCTATCTTTGAAGAAAAACAAACAAAATGAAGAAAGCAGAAGATTACAAGAGCCAGCGAATCATATCACTAATAGAAGGTGAAATACAAGGGCTGAAAAACTACCTAGATTACGCAAGTCCAGATTCGCCTAAGACAAATGCATACGCACAAGCACAGCTAGAATGTTTAACCAAACTTTTAAAAGACATAGAGCAATGAAATACAAAGCAACCAAAAAAGACGGTGCGACAACCGTAGACGTAGAATCCAACGAAAAGCAAGCCGTAAGCGATACGTTACAGCAATGGCACTTTGACCATGAGATTCACTATATCGGTAACCGAACCGTATTCAGTAACGAGTTGACGCGATGGGAAAAGGGAAACGTGTTGATCGAATGTAATTACTTAGCAAAATGAATAAAGAAACACTAAAAGCATTAATACGATTCATGTTATTAAAAGAGCGAGACATCGTATTTACACCGTTCGCAATGATGATATGGATTTTTATAATATCCTTCATTTACATTATTTACAAAATCTTAAACTTTCACCTATGAAAACACAGCAAAAGATACACGCGTTTTTTAACCGTTCTAAGGACGTTAAATTAGAAGATAATGTATTCATACCAGATACAGAAAAGCAGCGTATTAAAATCGATAAAACAGTACATCCAGACGAACGGCTAACGTATAACGAAACGTTCAAGTACATAAACAAACAGTTAATTAAAGCGTGATGAATAAAATAGCCATTTTAACAGTTTTAACGCTTCTATTCCTTTACTGGGTAGTAAGTGAACTAGCAGCCGAGAAACGCGCTAAGATCGAAGCGGAGAAGCATAGAATTGAAAACCTACTATCACCAGATTTTGATAACTGCGATAGTTTAAACACAGTAGAAAGATGAAAGCACAACCAACAACAACAGAGCAACGGGAAATAATCAGATCAATATAACAAACATGAGATACAAAGAAAGAATAAAAAGGTATATGGCTGAAAATAACATAAGCTATAAAAGTAGAAAATCAGAGCATCTATTTAGAAGGTATTATCTTATGACCTTTCTACGAAGTAAAACAGACATGACGCTAAAGGAGATAGGTAGCATATTTGGTAAAGATCACGCAACAGTTTCAAACGCAATACGTGAAGTGTCTAATCTTCAAGGATGGAATGGCTACGAAGATGTAGTAAAGGATGTTAAAATATCATTCCCTCCATGGTCGCACAAAGAAAGCAATGCCATAGATATAAACACCTCTGAACTAGAGCATATTGCACTTTACAAGTTACAGTCTAATTTTTTACAAAAAAAATACAATCATGATGAAAATTAACACAGAAGAGGCAGTAAAAATACTTAGACTTTATTTGCATTGTCAAAGCGTAATTCATATGATTGACGAATTACATGATGCGGTAATAATGAAGCACGAATTTAAACGCGAAATGAATAGAACTTTAAAATTTATCGAGCCTAAAATAAATATGATGCTTAGAAATTCAGACGGTTCTGAATCTCAACAATATGCAGAAGTAGTAAACGAGATCGACAAGGTTACAGAGGGTATATCTTTAGATATAAATAAAATACAATCATGAAAGACAACATCTACACACCGCCATTAACTAGAACGGTTATACCACCGATCGAACACCTGAGAACGACACCGAATTACTCGCAAATTGACGACGAAAAACGGAAACAATTTTTTACTAATTTTAACGAAAATTTATTAAAATCTTTTCGTAGGATTAGAAATAAGTAGTATATTGCACCATCTAAAGTAGCGTGAGAACTACAACGATTTTTTATTTAAACCCTTGTTTTGTATCAGCCTTTCTCACGCGGCGTACAGAGCAGGGGTTTTTAATTGAATAACAAATGGCAAAAGAATTACCATATTTTAAATTCTTTGTATCTGAATGGTCTGATGGGGATATAACCTTGGAAGATTACAGGGATCAAGGAGTATTTATAAACGTTTGTGCTTACTATTGGAGTAACGAGTGTGAACTTGAATACGAAAAGCTATTAAAGAAGTTTAAACACGCAACAGAATCAATTGATATTTTGGAAAATGCTGGAATATTAAAGGTTGAAAACGGTACTGTTTGGATTAACTTTCTTGATGAGCAATGGAACGAAAGAAAAACTAAGTCTTTGATAAACAGCGCAAACGGAGCAAAAGGAGGTAGACCAAAAAAGCCAAAAGAAACCGAAAAGAAACCGAACGCTTTAAATTCGTTAAGCGAAACAAAAGGCAATAAGAAAAGAGAAGAGAAGAAAAGAGAAGAAAAGAGTATAGAAGTATACAGAAAATTTAAACACCTGAGTCTTTCTCAAAAAGAATTCGACAAACTAAAAGAAGATTACACCCAGTCCCAAATTGATGAGATATTAGATTCAATAGAAAACTATGCCCTAAACAAAAACTATACATCTTTGAATCTTACTGCTCGCAAATGGCTCAAGAAACAATACCCTAAACCACAAGACACACCGCAACGGATAAACCCTAGCGCATTTAATCCAGTAAACTAAGAAATTATGAAGACAGAAGAATTAAAAAACGGAGATTTAGTGACGCTATGTTTGCCACATTGGGATAAAAAAGAGGCTTACTTTATTTGTAAGGTTCGTGAATATTTAAACCATAGCGAAATAAAAAAAATACAGTTCTTGGCAATTAAAAGAGTTGTTAAAGCAAAAAACATTTGGGGTAAAGATATTATAAATGATTCTACATGGTCTTTTGATCCTGTTGATGTTAAAGATATAGACATTTACAAGTGTGATTATTCTGGAATAGAATGCGGAGATTGTGATTTATGCAATTTTTGATAGTATAGAATTTAAACAAACCCAATGTATAAACAACTAAAAGACGTAAGAAACGAACTAAAGGAACTCCAGGACAAAGGATTTCAACGGGGATATTCAATCGGATGGAGTTTCAATGACTTACCGATAACATTCAAACTTGGGTGTACGACATACGTTGCTGCTGCTCCTGCCTCTGGAAAGACCGAACTAATCAAAGAGATACAAATAAACCTTAGCTGCATACATGGACTAAATCACGTTATCTTTACGCCTGAGACTGGAAGCCCTACGGAGATATTTGCTGAACTTTGTCACGCTTACATTGGTAAACCGTATTTATCTGGCAAAGGTTCGATGTCACAGCAAGAACGGCACAGGGCTGAAAAGTTTGTTGATGAGCATTTCATCATAGTAGATCCAGTTGACGAAGATTTAACCATTACTCAAATGTATTCAATGGTAGACACGATAGAGAAGGACTTGAATAAGAAGATACACACGACGTTAATTGATCCATGGAACGAACTAACCGAAGAGTACCTCCCAGAAGATTTAGGACGAGAGGACAAGTATCTTTCTAGGATGCTAGGTAACGCACGTAAAAACGCACGTAAGACGAATAGACATCATTTCATAGTAACACACGTGAGAGATCAAGCAATGGTATCACAGGGTGAAATTAGATACTATCCACCACCACACGCACGAGAATTTGCTGGAGGGCAGGTTTGGTTTCGTAAAGGGTTACTTATGTTAATTCCTTGGAGGCCACCAGAAGGACTGCTAAACGATCACAATGAACCGTATAAAGGAAATGAGTTACATTTGAAAGTGGCGAAGTCTAAACCGAAGGGAGTAAGCGAGAACGGTACATATATTTTGTATCTTGACACGGTTAAATTTCAGTATTATATGTTAATTAATAATCAAAGAATTTACGCTGATAGATCGCAATCAGTAGAACAAAAAAGCCTAAAGCCGAATTTAGACTTTAGCGATGAAAGAGGATTTTAACGGTTTGGCTATGTGCTGAACGAGGAACGAGCAATGGCTATATGGCTGTTGTTAGCTGACGAAGCGAACTATTTTTAAAAGTATTTGATATGAAATTAATATTATGTAAGAACTGCCAAGATGTAGTTAGATTAATGCAAGATGAAGAAAGGTTTTGCAAATGCGGTATGTGCAGCGGCAAATATACTGATGACTTAAACGCTTGGTATAAGGGTGGTGAATTTGTAGTTCCGTTGGGATTTGCCAATGGTAGCTTGGTAAAAGCTTTACATAACCAACCAAAAGAAGGATGGGGTGAGAACTTTTCAGCATTTGTAATACCTGAAAGTTGTGATACTTTTAAAAATTGCAGCTAACGTATAGTATAAAAAATCGTTTTAATGTTTTTTATACATTGTTAGGTGTAGTATGAATGGATTAAAAGAACGAAAGATGAAATATAAAACAATAGTAATAGACCCACCTTGGGCAATTGGAAGTTTTGCAAATACAGGCAGGAAAGGACACAAAATAAAACCTATGTCTTATAATTACAAAACAATGAGTATTGAAGAGATAAAAAATATACCAATTAAGAAAATTGCTGATGAGAATGCTTTTATCTTTTTATGGACTACACATACTTTTTTACCAAAATGTTTTGAAATACTTGAAGAATGGGGGTTTAAATATCATTTGACATTAACTTGGGATAAGGGTAGAGGACTAACACATTTTGGTTTCCATAGAAAAACGGAATTTTGCTTATTTGCCTACAATGGTAAATTAAACCACGAAATAAAAGGCAAAAGTATTCATAGCGTGATGTATGAATATAACCAAGGACACTCTATAAAACCTAGTATTTTTTATGATGAAATACAACGCAAATTCCCTGAACCCTATTTAGATGTATTTGCAAGACGAGAGCGTAATGGGTGGGCTGTTTTTGGCGATGAAGTTGAAAATAGCATTGACCTTAGTGAATATTACACCTAACAACCAAATATATTTAACTAACCGATTTAGTAAATGAACTTATAAACCATGAGTGTAACCTACAACAAAATAACAGACTCAATAACAGAAATACTTTACGACTGTGAGAAAGTCGGATATGTTGAACGCATTGGAAATATGTATTCGATAGAGGTACAATATCACACTTTGAATCTACCTACAACGCAACGGAGACTCATTAAAGGAATTGTCGAAAGGTTAATAGTAAGAATCAATAAACGCAAGTACAAGGAAATGGTTAAGCGTTACCAGTTACGAAACAGCAAACTTTACGGAAATAAGTACACTAAATATTTTATATTAGACGGCAGCGAGACTGAAACGGAACTGAAGGAAATAGGATGTAGCTTTAGAGCAACCACTACATAACACTACAAACGATTAAATTATGAGCGTAGAAGAAAATTTTAAACACCTGTCCGAGTATTTAGAATACTGGATTGATATTCGATTTAATGAGCCTAAAGCGTGGGAGGGGAGCAGGCTTAACAGTTTGCCTACTTTTGAGTATTATCTTAAAAATTGCGTTCAAGATAAAGGTGGCAAATACGACTTCACAGTGCCTAGATACTCAAGCCAATCCCAATTGCTAAGGCAAATAAACGTTGACTATAAACCTTTAATTGAAGTGTGTAATTTAAAAAGGAGGGTTCTATACTCCTATTGGATGGGTACGGCGTTTAATTTCCACGAGGTTATTGAACGAGAATCTTTCAGGGGCGTGCTAACTAAATCAATAACAAAAATATAAATTATGAAAGCAACGGAATTAAGAATAGGAAATTCAGTTAAGTATAAAAAAGGAGCTAAAATAAAACCGCTCATCATTGATACCCACCGCTCATCACAATTAAGCATTTAACCCGAATAAGTAACAGTAAATTCGTAGAAACAAAAAACCTATGATTTTCAGAGTAACCAACCAAATAGACGAAGAGATTTTCGAATCAAGATGCGAGATAGAAATAGAAACGTATCAACGCGAACTAATCGAAAGACTTAATAAAAGCTGTCGAGAAGAAACACCGTACACGATAGAAGATGATACTATCGTTCAAGAGATCGAAGAAGATTACTTTGGTGATCCTGACTTCATTCACGATGAAAGAAAGCTAGGTCATTTGTAAAGGATAGTAATAAAACAGTAACTTTAAAGAAAACAAAAACTATGAGCAACGAAGAACAATTTAACCAAGGACTAGAGGATATGAAAAAGAAAGATATTATTGATGTCTTACCAAAAGCGAATCCGTTTAATGACCTTAACAACATAAACGTAAACAAGCACACCGAAAAGAAAAACGGCTTAACTTATCTTTCATGGGCTTGGGCATGGACAGAATTATGTACTAAGTATGATGATGTAAGTTACATAGTCAGAGAGTGGAATGATTTACCGTACTTATTTGATAATAATCTTGGGTACTTAGTAGAAACTTCTGTATCAATTAACGGTATTACTCACTCAATGAGATTACCAGTTATGAACGGCGCGAATAAATCCATGAAGTCAGAGCCTTACACATACCAAACAAAGTTCGGAGAGAAGAGCGTTGATGCCGCAACAATGTTTGACATTAATACAGCTATAATGAGATGCCTTGTTAAGAATTTAGCAATGTTCGGTCTTGGTCTTTACATCTACGCTGGAGAAGACTTGCCAGAAAGCGAAAAGAAAAAACCAAAGCTAAACGATGAACGTTTTAAAAAATCGCTCGAAGCTGTTAAGGCTGGCAACTACGATGCAGACAATTTAAAGTCTAACTTTGATCTAACACCAGAACAACTAAATCAATTGTCATGAATCCACAAACAAAACTAAAAGATCTGGAATGTTTCAAGAATTCAACTAAGGAGCAAGCAGATAAAAAACAGATGATAGAAGAGTTCATAAGTACCCGTGAAAAGTATATTTTACTAGACGCGGACAGCTTACTATATAACGTTGTACACTTCCACCGAGACAAAGACACTAGAGAAGACCTAGAACACCAGTACGAGGACTTTCTCTCACAAAAACGCGCAATTGTAAACACAATCGAGGAAGATGGTTTTAACTATATTGAATTGGTTTATTACTTTACAATGTGTAAAAATAATTTTCGTTATAATATCTATCCTGAGTACAAGAAGAAGGATAAACCAGACGAAGAAATGCGTGCTTTAGTTAGCGTATTGAAGTACTACGTTATTCAGATGTTAGAAACGGAAGGAAACGAAGTAAGGTATTCAGACACCTTGGAAGCGGATGATCTTATTAGTATAGATGCAAGGCAGTTAGAATCTATTATTGTATCTTTGGACAAGGACTTAAAGCAAATTCCAGGCGCTCACTTTGATTATTACAAGCAAAAGACAGGAGAACAAGACGCAGAAGGGTTCGATTTAAGAGAGTTTCGCGGATGGAGTTACACAACACCACAGGAAGGATATGATATGTTTTTAAAACAGATGCTAATAGGGGACACCGCCGACAATATTAAAGGCGCTAAAGGAGTTGGAAAGGTAGGAGCGACAAAATTAGTAACTGGAAGCAACTTCGAGAAGCTGTTAAAGGTTGCTAGGAAGTATGATAGTATTGAGCGCATGAGGTTAAATGTTCAGTTAATGAGGTTGTAACGCATTGTGTATGGCATCGTTTTAATGTGCTATACACGTTGTTAGCATTAGTACGGATTAATAAATATAAAACAAATAGAATGGCAATAGTAAAAAGATTAACTGAGGAGCAAAAGAAAATGAAATTAGCATTAGAAAAAAGAGTGTTAGGAATTTATAGAGAGCTAAAAAACTTAGATATTAAAAAAGAACACTTAAATACACGAATACAACATTTAGAGGAACAAATAAATAAAATAGGAGGTAATGGTATTGATATATCAGATTTACAAATTAGATAGTATTAATGCTAACAACCAAATACATTTAACTAACCGATTTAGTAATAAAAGTAAACAAATAGAATATGAGTAGTTTAATTGGGTTATCAATCGACCTTACAAAGATTGACAAAAGCAAGTTAGTAAACGGTAAGTACCTAAACCTAACTTTAAGCGTACAAGATGAAGTAAACGCATACGGA